ATTAAGGGGAAGAAATGACAAACTATGACATAGACGAGCGTAATCGGAAGGATGATCAAGCAAAGCGTGATAGTGCAAAAGGGATAATAGATGACCAACAGGACATAAAACAAATTAAAAGTAAAGGCAAGTTATCTTTGGCATCAATCCTGCATGAATTAAAAGAGGAATTAAAGTCTCAAAACGATTTACTGGCAGAGTTTCAAGCTCAAGACTGGAAGGATGAAGATGAGTTTATTGCTGTGGGATGGATCGAAGGACTTGAATTTGCAATTAAATTAATAGAAGAGCATAATAGAAGTTGCGAGGCCGACCAGTAGCCGGAAGGCGTGGTGCCTAAATTAAACTTTGGCTATTACGATACAGTAATAGGGTAGAGTTCTGATGCGCTACTGGCAACCTACTCACTCTGCTTGGCTATGATGTGGTGACATTGTAGGGAGTAAAGGATTTACCATCCGTGTAGGCATAATTAATAGGGGGATAGGATGTGTCTAAGCATGTTCTGTCCTCCGATATAAATAAGGAATGGCAAATGTATTTAAGACATAGAGAAGTAATTAAACCAGTCAAGTTAAAGTTTCACGCAGAGTTAGATAATGAGTGGTTCTGGAACGAGAATAATATTCCTGAACTGATGGAACATGACTTAAAGGCGGAGCAAGAGTTAAACTTTGACAGGTCTGATAAAAGAAGGCATAACTAGGGGATACTATGGAAATACTACAAATCCCATCTAAGGAAGACAAGAAAGAGGGCAATGATAAACGTATAGGTGTCGTACTAATGTATAACCCTATGACCGGAGAGGGGAGTATCAAACCATCAAAGGAGTTCATCGACAATGATCTAATGTTACAAGTGGACTGTCTGAGGGACTGGATATATGATCTTGATGTGATCCATGACAAGGGTGTTAAACTGTTAGCAAATGGGGATAGTATATACAGCAAAGACCTATTCAAGGAGGAGTATGATGTTAGAAAAACTAAGTAATCAAGAGTTGCAAAAATTATATGCAAAGGACAGGGCGATGGGCAAGGGAGATGTCTGGCGGAGACGTTCTCACAAGACACACCTTGAGAACCTCCGTAAACTACATGAATCATCTAGGGGAAATCATGGGCAGTCACGCAATAAACATAATTAATGGAGAAATGTACCACACTTGTCCTAAGTGTGAGTTAGAACGTCCTCGCTCCGAGTTCTATTTAACTAACAAAATTAATCAAAAGAACGGTCTGCAAGTAAGGCATGTCCCTTGCAAGGAATGTACGAAGGAGAAGAACTCTACTAAAGAAAGTAAGGAACATCGTGTAGAGTATAATTTAATTAAAAATTTTGGTATAACAAAACAGAAATATAACGAAATGTTAGAGGCACAGGGGGGTACTTGTTTTTTATGTAACAACTTGAATGGGGGTCGTTCCTTAAGTGTAGACCACTGCCATGATACAGGTAAAGTTAGGGGATTACTCTGTCATACCTGTAATGTAGGGCTAGGACATTTCATGGAAGACATACCCTTATTACGGAGGGCAATAGAATATTTAGAGAGGGCAA